TGATCGTCTGGAAGAAGCATATGCAACCGAACTCGCAGAAGAAGTTGAGACATTCAAGTCTGAGCTTGTCGAAAAGGTTGATAGCTACCTCGACTACGTGGTCGAGACCTGGATGGAGGAAAACAGACTGGCTGTTGAGTCAGGCCTACGCACCGAAATCGCAGAGACGTTCATGGATAAGCTAAAGGATCTATTCACAGAATCCTATATCGAAGTCCCTGAATCCAAAGTCGACCTAGTTGACGAACTAGCAGCAGCTAATGAAGAGCTCGAAGAGCAGCTTAACAAGACTGTTGCAAAGAGCATTGTAATCGCAGAAGAGCTTGAGTCATATAAGCGTGATGCAATTATCCGTGAAGCATCACACAATCTAGCTCAAACAGAAATTGCTAAGCTCGCATCCCTAGTCGAAGATATTGATTTCGAAGATGAAGAAACATTTGCCGCTAAGGTAAAGACCATCAAAGAGTCATACTTCAAGAAAACCAAAACCGCTACATCCACCATTACCGAAGAAACTGATGACGACGACGCTCCAGAAGTTTCGGGCCCAATGGCGGCATATCTCGCAGCACTTAGAAAATCTTCCAAGTAAGGAGTCCAAAAAATGGAAACTTATGATCGTCTAGTGGAGAAGTGGGCACCTGTTCTTAATGAAGAAACCGCAGGTTCCATCTCCGACGTACACCGCAAGGCAGTTACAGCTGTCGTGCTAGAAAACACTGAGAAGGCTCTTCGTGAGCAGCATTCTCAGATGAACTTCCTCTCAGAGGCACCTTCTGATGGTACTTCTGTTGGCAACAGCTCAGTTGCAAACTGGGATCCAGTTCTAATCTCACTCGTCCGCCGCGCAATGCCAAACATGATGGCATATGACATCTGCGGTGTTCAGCCAATGACCGGCCCAACCGGCCTCATCTTCGCGATGCGCGCTCGTTACGGTTCAGGTACTTCTGGTTCAACCGAAGCTCTGTTCAACGAAGCAAACACCGTATGGTCAGGCGATTCGAACGACACCCAGTCAGCTGGTTCGTCAGGTCTCGAGGGTCTAACAGACTCTAACGCTGACAGCTCAATCGACAATGAGCGTACTGGCCCAACATTCGGCGACGGTATGTCAACAGCTAAGGCAGAACTTGCTGGTGCGTTCCGCGACATGGGCTTCACCATCGAGAAGGCAACCGTTACTGCGAAGTCACGCGCGCTAAAGGCTGAATACTCAATCGAGCTTGCACAGGACCTAAAGGCTATCCACGGTCTTGATGCAGAGACTGAGCTTGCAAACATCCTCACAACTGAGATCCTTGCAGAAATCAACCGTGAAGTTGTTCGTACAATCAACAGCCAGGCTAAGACAGGCGCTCTTCAGGCAAACGTTGCAACAAAGGGTATCTTCGACCTTTCAACAGATGCCGACGGTCGTTGGTCAGTTGAAAAGTTCAAGGGTCTGCTAGTTCAGCTTGACCGTGAAGCTAACGTCATCGCAAAAGAAACCCGTCGTGGTAAGGGTAACTTCATCGTCTGCTCATCAGACGTTGCTACTGCCCTATCTGCTTCAGGTATGCTTGACTATGCTCCAGCTCTTTCAACCAACCTAAACGTTGACGACACCGGCAACACATTTGCTGGCGTACTAAACGGCCGCATGAAGGTTTACATCGACCCATATGCAACTGCTGACTACATCACAGTTGGCTACAAGGGTACTAATGCATATTTCAAGACTCGTTACGGTATGGTTTCAAACCCATTCGTAGACGTAGGCAACATGTCAGGTCGTGATGGTCTTGCATCAGCAAAGACCAATCAGTACTACAGAATTTTCAGAGTGGACAACATTCTCGTATAATAATAAGAAGAATGTTTATATAAACTAAGAGGGCCTTCCGGCCCTCTTTTTTATGCAGCTTTCTTATACTGCGCAAGGCGATGTTCAGTCTGCATATCAAGAATCATCGGGTTAACAAGATCCCGCCGAAGAATCCGGTAGATATACTTGAACCCACGACCGTGAGGCTTGCGCCAGTAATCTTTGATCTTGCTGGCGTACATCGGGCCGTATAGAAACTGTAGGTGATGCGAAACCTCATGTGAGACCATCACGAGAAAATGACCGAGCCGCTTCGGAATAACAACCTGGCCAATCTCAGGATCGTTGTTATACGCGGGATATTCAACGTGAATCGGTCGCTTCATCTGCCAATAAGCAGTGTTAATCTGAATCAGATGAGCACCAGCTTTCGACGAAGAACCGCGCGGCTGCCTTTTCAGCACCAGCGTCGACACAGCAAAATCAGGCCCCGTATCCGGCACTGGAATCGCATCTTTGAGGCAGACAGAGGGGGAAACCTTCATATGTATCTCCTTTCCTTATACACATAGTATAGCTGCTTCTTGTGGTGATGGCAACAGATAAATAGTATAAACAGACAACCCATGGAGTAAAAATGTCTAAGAATATCAGTTCTTTAACAGCTGCTGGTGATTTAACAGGAACGGAAATTGTCCCGATTGTTCAGGGTGGCAACACAAGACGAACGACCATACAGAACATCGCCGATGTGGCGGCTGGTCCTTTTCACGATGTCACGCTAACCGCACCAAGCACTTTCGGGGCGGTTTATGACCAGAACATTTCAATTCCGTCTGGTTGCACTGAAGTAGAGATTTATATCTATATCCCTACAGCTACGCGCACGGGTGGGATTAACCCCACCGCTCGCATCAATAATGATGGCGGAGCGAACTACAACTTTCGCCGCTCTTATAACTATGCCACAAGTACAGAATCAAGCGGCTTCGAACAAGATACTACAGCTATAGTTTTTTGGCTCGCTTCTACCGAAATGTCCACGGACCCGATCCTATACAAAATGGAACTGTACCGGCCGGTTTCGGATGGACCAATCTTTTTTGAGGTTTTGACAAACCATTCAGCTTGGGGCCAAGGCCTAACTACGGGGTTTTGGAATGGAAGTTCTGCGTGGACGAGTGTGGATATTGCGGCGGAGTTTGGCGAAGCGTTCCCGACTGGAACCCGCATCGTAGCTCGTAGCTTACGAGAAGACTAGCACTGGTTAGCGCTGGTGCTTCTTAAGGCTAAACAGTAAAGTTAAGTTACATAGGGCAAACAATGTCAAAACAATTATTTCAACATGATTCAGCAACATTATTGACAGGCAGCGAATTAATTCATGTCGTTCAAGCAGGTAATATAACATGGCATTAACAACCAACATAAATTATCTTCAACCAACGTCGTTTAAGGTTGTCATAGATCGGGTCAATTATCCGAATCTAGAATTTTTTGCGCAATCGGTCCAGCACCCATCTATTTCTCTTACTGCTGCCGATGCTTTTTATAGTCGTGTTAGTTCTGTACCATTTCCAGGGGATAAGTTGACTTTTGGCGAGTTATCTGCTATGGTTATTGTAGATGAAGATATGGCTGGTTATATGGAAATGTATCGCTGGATGGAGCGATTAGTTGAAACCAATTACGTCACTCCAATGACAAAAAAATTCGATACAGACATTCCATCCGTCGCCGATGTAACAGTATCTGTGCTGTCAAGCCACAACAACAAGACAAAAAGAATTCGTTATATTGACTGTGTTCCAACTCTTTTGGGTGATCTTGAATTCACAGCAACTGTCAGTGATATTCAATATCTAACATTTCAAATAGCGTTTAGGTTTTCATACTTTACAGTAGTGGATTAAGCAATATTATGAAAGAATTGAATTCTATTCTGCTAATGTGGCAGAAGGACTGTATTATTGATTCCAACAATCTTGATGAAGCCTCGCGGACAACCCCAATGCTGCATTCAAAGTATCTGCAGTTAATGTCTGAAGCAAAAATCAAGCTAAAGCAGGCAGAGTTTGAACAGAAGAAGCTACTAAAAGACAAATGGCTGCATTACAACGGCAAAATGCCACAACAAGATATAGAACAAAGAGGGTGGGAATACGATCCTCTCGATGGTCTAAAGATCCTAAAAAATGACATGGATCGTTTTTTTGATTCTGATCCGGATATTCAGAAATCGGAAGAAAAAATAACGTACTGGAAAACGATCCTAGATACCCTGAAAGAGATCATCGACAATCTTAAGTGGCGGCATCAAACGATACGCAACATGATTGACTGGCGGAGATTTGAGGCTGGTGGATAGTGACGAAACAAAAGATGCTTTAGCTCGAGCGCTGTATTTGATACAGCGCGGATATCCCGTTCCGACATTTGACCCAATTCAACTCGCCAAGCTTATTCAAAAAAAGCAAAATAATAAATAATCGTATGTTACCGTCAATGGAGTGTACGATGAAAACACACAAACTAATGATAAAATCACATAATATTACTGGGTTAAAATATTTGTGTTATACGCGCTCGGAGGGAGCTCAATACACAACTTACAAAGGGTCTGGCAAAAGGTGGAAAGAGCACCTCAAGAAACACGGTGCTGACATATCTACAGAACTTATATACGAAACCGCGTGTAAAAAGGACTTTGTAAAAAAAGCTACAGAGATTAGCTTACATTATAACGTCGTTGAAGATTCAAATTGGGCAAATCTAAAACACGAAACTGGAGATGGTGGGGACACTGTTTCAAACAGAATGTGGATTAATAACGGCGAAACAACAAAATATCATTTTAAAAATGAACCAATTCCAAGTGGGTGGAAAAAGGGTCGTTTAAACTGTGTATTCAACAACAAACAGTTTCAAGCAGAACTTAGATCGCGTCAAGACCCCAATAAAAAATCAGAAGCCATGCGAAAAGCGTGGAAAGATGGTAAAATGGACAAGAGAGATCACACGAAATGTGGGAGGTCAGGTGATTTAAATCCAGCTAAAAGACCCGAAGTGCGCAAAAAAATACAAGAGGCGGCTTTATCCCAATCAAAAGAGCGTTCTGAGAGAATGAAAACAAATAAGGTGTGGGAGTATAGTTCAAGGGGTCATGTCAGTAAATATTAATGTAGTTGTTAAAGATAATACCGCGCTCACAATTTCATGTGAGCGCGGTATTGCTATGGAAATATCAGATCATTTTTCGTTTTTTGTTCCAAATTATAGATATATGCCGGCATATCGCAATCGTACATGGGATGGGCGGATAAAACTTTATAATATACAAACAGGGGAATTTCCTTATGGATTGTACCTATACCTTAAAAAGTTTTGTGACGATCGTGGGTATCGGTTAACGGTTGGGGGAAACGACTACCCCAACCCAGGAGAGTTGTTTCCGGTCTCTAGAAGCGCGCTAGACGCGGATATACGGCGGTATGACCCGCCATTCCCGTTACGCGACTATCAATACCTAGCAGTTACTACTGCACTGGAAAAAAGGCGCGCTATTTTGCTTTCTCCGACTGGTTCTGGCAAGTCGTTTATCATATACAACCTTGTTCGCTGGATTTTAGACAATGAACCAAACAAGATCTTGATTATTGTTCCAACAACTGGTTTGGTCGAGCAGATGTATAAAGACTTTCAAGATTATAATTATGATGTCGAAAATAATGTGCATAAAATATATTCTGGCAAGGATAAAACAACCAACAAGCGTGTAATTGTTTCTACGTGGCAGAGCATCTATAAGTTTCCGAAAAAATGGTTCGAGCAATTTGATGCTGTCTTTGGTGATGAGTGCCACGGATTCAAAAGCAAGTCTCTATCATCTATAATGAACAAGTCAACAGAAGCAAAATATAGATTTGGAACAACAGGAACGCTCGACGGCACACAAACTCACAAGCTAGTGCTGGAGGGTCTGTTTGGTCCTGTGTACAAAGTAACGCAAACAAAGAAGCTACAAGATCAGGGAGACCTTGCGCCACTCGACATCACGGTATTGCGTTTGCTATACAACGAGGTGACTCGCCAGAACTGGGGTAAAAAGACATACCGCGAAGAAATCGATTTTATTGTCGCTCATCAGAAGCGCAACAAGTTTATTCGCAATCTCGCGCTATCACAAACAGGAAATACATTGGTTTTGTTTCAATTAGTCGACAAGCACGGCAAGGTGCTGTATGATATGATACGCAACAAAGTAGAAGATAATAGAAAAGTGTTTTTTGTCTCGGGAGACACAGCAACGCATGATAGAGAAGCAATTCGACACATCGTTGAGCAACAAAAAAATGCGATTATTGTTGCGTCTCTTGGAACGTTTTCTACAGGGATAAATATACGCAATCTACACAATATTATTTTTGCGTCCCCATCAAAATCTCAAATCAAAGTGTTGCAATCGATTGGAAGGGGGCTGCGCGTTTCTGACGACGGCAGAACAACCAGTCTGTTTGATATTGCAGACGATCTTCATTGGGGCAATAGAAATAATTTTACCTTGTTGCACTCTGCCGAAAGAATAAAGATATATCAAGCGGAGCAATTTAAAACAAAAGCTGTAAAGGTGGATATAGAATGAAAGAAATAAAGCAGTTCAAGCTAACAAACGGCGAAGAAATTGTATGCGAAGTCGTTGAATACCCGGGTGAAGAGAGCGCTGATTTGGTTGTCCGCAATAGCTATAGGGTTACGATGGTGTCATCTGAAGAAAGTGGCAATCACTATTATGCATTTCGACCGTGGATGATTTACCAAGATGATCCTGAGATGTATCAAATTATTAACATTAACCAGATTGTTGGCGAATGCAATCCAAGTCAACCAGTGATTGATTATTATTTTAAAAACGTCAAGCAAATAGAAGATGTTGAACAAGCTGCAGAAAAATTAAAAGAGTATATCCAGCAATTAACGCAACAATCAACGGAAGATCAATCTAGCGATAGTGATAGCGACAATGTGCTGATGTTTAAGCCAAAGGGATCAAGGCTACATTAATGGATGATGAGCAAGCGTGGCTTAAATATCCACAATATAGAAAGTATTTCAACAAGCTGTGGGTTGCGGAACAGCAGCGGTTTCTATGCGGGCCGGCGGGAATAAAAATTCCCCAAACTGGTTGGTACATTTCTAGGCCAATATATAATATTAGAGGAATGGGGATCGGCGCGGAAAAGGTTTATTTAGCCCAAGGAGATTATTCTACCGTCCCGCCGGGACACTTTTGGTGTCAGTGGTTTGATGGAAATCACGTCTCAGTAACGTTTGATGCATCTAACTCAGACTGGAAAGCTATTTCTGCATATAGAGGGCATAGAAATTCCAGTAATCCACTTTATAGATTTGATTACTGGACGCGACTTGATCACGAAGCAATTGTCTGGCAGATACCTGACTTCTTGTGGGAAATAGAAGACGTTCCGAGATTAAATATCGAAATGATCAATGGCAACATTATAGAAGTTCATTTACGAGATACTCCAGATCCTCAGTTTGATGAAATAATCCCCGCATGGTCCAATCAGCTAGAAGCAGGGTATTACAACAACCTAACCACCACCCACAAATTCATACCAGATTATGATAGTGGAGATGGATGGATATCAAATCCTAGAGTTGGATTCTTCGTTCGCTAATCGCAGTATTGCAGCCCACCACAACGGACCGCTCCTTTATTATACAAAGATTTTTTAGTTTGTCAACAGGAAAAATCGCTTGTCTCCGAAAAAAATTTAGTATACTATCCCCATATAAATTGAGGCTTTTTTATCATGGCTAGAACAAAAAGAAAACCAGCACATTATGTCAACAACGCTCAGTTCTCACAAGCAGTTTACGATTACTGCGTCGAGATGAGAGCAGCTCGAGAAGCGGACCAGCAGCTGCCAGTAGTTCCTAACTACATTGCTGAATGCTTTCTCAAAATAGCTGAGGGTCTTTCATTGAAAGACAATTTTATTCGGTATTCGTATCGAGAAGAGATGGTAATGGATGCAGTCGAAAACTGCTTAAAGGCAATCGAGAATTTTAACATTGATGCAGACACTCGAACAGGATTGCCGAACGCATTTGCATACTTTACACAGATATCATGGTATGCGTTTTTGCGTAGAATTCAAAAAGAAAAGAAGCAGCAAGACATCAAAGAACGCTATCTATCTCAGTCTGGGCTAGAAGAGTATGTCAATAGCGGTGTCGATGACTTTGAGACGCAAAAGGCAATTCAGTCATTTGTCGATCAACTAAAAGGCCGGATTGACAAAATTAAAGAAAAGGACGATGAGATCAAGACGTTTGCAAGAGATGAGAAAGCACGGCAGAAAAGAGCAACAATAGTTGATTCAGACCTACAGGATTTTATGAATGAGTAAAGTGGCCATACTTAACGATACCCACTGTGGTATTAGAAATTCATCGGAAATATTTCTCGACAACGCAGAGCTATTTTATAGCGATGTGTTTTTTCCATATCTTGAGCAAAATAATATTACACAGATAATTCACCTCGGCGATTATTACGATCACCGCAAGTTTATAAACTTCCGAGCTCTACATCGCAACCGTAAAATGTTTCTTTCAGAGTTGAGAGAAAGACAAATCCACATGGATATTATTTGCGGAAATCATGATACTTATTACAAGAACACTAACGAGCTAAATTCTCTTAAAGAGCTACTCGGACATTACATGAATGAAGTAACAATTATACACGAGCCATTAATCCGCGAATATGATGGCATGAAAATAGCTCTTGTTCCTTGGATTAACCAAGAAAACGAAAAGAAAACAATGTCGTTTCTTAAAAAGTGTAAGGCAGATATTGTTGGTGGGCACTTTGAGCTGTCTGGATTTGAGATGTCAAAGGGGCTTGAAAATAGCCACGGAATGGATCCAAAAGTTTTTGATCGTTTTGAAATGGTGTTGTCGGGTCATTATCATACAAAATCGTCGAAAGGTAACATTCATTACCTTGGCTCGCAAATGGAGTTCTTTTGGAATGATGCGCACGACGCCAAATATTTCCATGTTCTTGACACAGAAACCCGCGAGCTAACAGCAATTCGCAATCCCCACACGTTGTTTGAAAGGATTTACTATGACGATCGTAGACACGACTATCTTAGCTATAATTGTTCTGATCTTGGTGGCAAGTTTGTTAAGGTAATTGTAATTAATCGTTCGGACAGTTTCGTCTTCGATAGATTTATCGATAAGATTCAAAGTCAAAAGATTCACGAGCTAAAGATTCAGGAAAACTTTACCGACTTTGTTGGTGGTAATGTTGCTGATTCTGATGTATCATTAGAAGATACGTCAACCCTGTTGAATAGCTATGTTGATGCTGTCGATACCGAATTGAATAAGGATCGGATAAAGCATCAAATACACGATTTAATGATCGAAGCCCAAACACAGGAGGTTGTATGAAAATTATTCATATTAACCGCAACATTATTCAGCAAAATGCAAAACACGGACAGGAAAATCCTGTTTGTCGCGTTGAAGAAAATGGTAAAGTACAATACTGTATGGAAGTTAATATACTCGGGCCATCAAGAATGGTATACCGGCCGTCGATGCCCCGACCGTGCGGGGCTAAGCTGTGGATTGAAACCGACGCGCCAATTGAAATGATAGGAATCAAATGATTGTATTTCAGCGACTGCGGTATCGCAATTTTCTTAGCACCGGAAATTATTGGAGTGAGGTGGATTTAACATCTCACACATCGACATTGGTCGTTGGCGCCAACGGTGCGGGCAAGTCGACGATGCTAGACGCGCTTGCATTTGCCTTGTTTGGCAAACCGCATCGAAATATAAACAAACCTCAACTGATTAATAGCATTAACAAAAAGGACTGCAAAGTTGAGGTTGAATTCACGGTTGCGGGCCATAACTATAAAGTAATTCGTGGGCTAAAACCAAATGTATTTGAAATCTGGAAAGGTGATGTGATGATTAATCAGTCATCACATTCCAAAGAGTACCAGAAGATCCTCGAACAAAACATCTTGAAGCTTAATCACAAAAGCTTCCACCAGATTGTTGTGCTTGGCTCCTCATCGTTTATTCCTTTTATGCAGTTGAGCGCACAACATCGTCGAGATGTTATTGAGGATCTTCTGGACATTAACATCTTTTCAAAGATGAATTTAATTCTTAAAGAGAAAACATCTTTACTGAAAGATCAGATAAAAGACGTTGAATATAAAATTGAGCTAGAAAAAAACAAAATCGAAACTCAGCAAAAATACATTGCTGATATTAAGCGAATGAACAAAGACTTGGAAGCTCAGAAACATCAGGCAATTGCTGATCGGCGCGAACAAATTCGCGTAATAAATCTATCCAATGAAGATCTCAATCTAAAAATCGGCCACCAGATTGCTATTCATCCAAATGAGCAAAGAAAGCTGGAAAGCAAAAAGCAACAGCTGTCGCAATATGACGGACAGTTTAATAGCGAAATCAAATCTGTTGTTAAGGACGCAAAGTTTTTTAAAGAAAATGATACTTGTCCGACGTGCACGCAGCAGATTAGTGCTGAAATTAAAAAGTCAAAATTAGATGCGGCGACTGCTCGAGCAAAAGAGCTGAATGAAGCTCTTGGCAAGCTAAAGCAGCAGATGGAAGAGACTAACCAGGCGTTAGAAAGAACATATCAGCGAATCGAAGAAATCCGTGGTTGGCAGGGCGAGTTAGCGACCAACAACCAGATGATTATGCGGATTGAGGGCGATATAGACCAGCTGCTGGGCGAAATCGAATCTATGTCCGATACGACAAGCGATCTCGGCACAGCAACAAGCGATCTTGATCAGATGATTGCTGAGAGAAATTCCTTGACCGAACTGCGGTTGACTCTCAATGAACAGCATACATATAATACAGCAATCGCCGAGATGTTGAAAGACACCGGGATTAAGACAAAAATCATTAAGCAGTATTTGCCGGTGATTAACAAACTCGTTAATCAGTATTTGCAGGTGCTGGATTTCTTTGTCTCGTTTTACCTAGACGAGTCATTTTCAGAAACGATCAAATCTCGTTTTCGTGACGAGTTTACATACGATTCGTTTTCCGAGGGTGAAAAGCAGCGAATTGACCTCGCGCTGCTATTTACGTGGCGCGCTGTTGCAAAAATGAAAAACAGCGTTGCAACAAATCTGTTGATCCTCGACGAGACTTTTGATGCATCGCTTGACTATGATGGTGTTGATAACCTGATGAAAATCATCTATTCTCTTGGGGATGATACAAACGTGTTTGTGATTTCGCACAAAGGCGATGTACTTGATGGTAGATTTAAGTCAAAGCTTGAATTTATTAAAGAGAAAAACTTTAGCAAAATTAAAGGAAACTAACTATGCAGCTTTCCGCATATACTATGCAGGTGTTGAAGAATTTTGCTTCTATCAACCCAAACGTTGTCATTAATCCCGGTTCTACTTTAATGACAATGGCTGAGGCAAAGAATATTATTGCGTCGGCAACCATTCCGGAAAAATTTACTCAGACATTTGGCATTTACGATCTGTCTGAGTTTCTTAATGTATTGAACCTTGTTGATCAGCCAACGCTAACATTTGACGAAAAGTCTGTCGCTGTTAGTGATCAAAGCGGGCGCGCAAAGATCAAATATTTCTTTTCCGATCCCGATATCTTGACAAAGCCCGCAAAAGCTATTACAATGCCAAGTGCTGATGTCACAATTACTCTCGATCAGGAGACATTGAATAATGTTAAGCGCGCCGCTTCTGTTTTGGGGCACGACGAAATGTCTATTGTTGGATCGGGTAATAACATTTCTATATCTGTTGTAGATACAGACAATTCTACCAGTAACGTTTACAACATCGACGTTGCTGGAACTTCGACTCTTGAATCGTTTAATTTTATTATTAATATTAGTAATCTAAAAATGATTCCTGGCGATTATAAGGTAGAGATTTCGAAAAAGCTAATCTCTCAATTTACCCGGGTGGATGATCAAATAGACTTGTGCTATTGGGTCGCACTAGAAAAATCATCTTCTTTTAAATAATTATGGAGACAAAAATGGATCACGATCGTATGTACGAACTTACTAACAAAGTAGCGCGCAGCACTGTAGCAGTTATTGATGCGCTAACTCAACGTGGTGGGTTTAAAGGAGAAGAACTGTTGACTATCGGTCAGCTGCGACAAGATTGTATCGAAGCCATTCAAGCTGCTGAGACATATCAACAGGAAAAAGCTTCTAGCAATTAAGAAAGACATATAATATGTCAACTGATTTTCTTTGGGTGGAATCGTATCGGCCAAAAACTATTGCCGATACAATTCTTCCATCGCACATGAAAGCAACATTTCAACAGGTAGTTGACTCCGGTCAACTACCAAACATGCTGTTTGCCGGAACAGCTGGGCTTGGCAAGACAACAGTAGCCAAAGCTATGTGCAATTCTCTTGGTCTGGATTATATTGTAATCAACGGATCGGAAGAGGGTAATATTGACACTCTTAGAGGAAAGATCAAGCAGTTTGCTTCTTCTGTATCACTTCAAGGGGGCTATAAGGTGGTTATTCTTGATGAAGCAGATTATTTGAATCCTCAATCCACGCAACCAGCTCTTCGTGCGTTCATCGAGGAGTTTTCTAACAACTGCAGATTTATTCTAACGTGCAATTTCAAGAACAGAATTATTGCACCTCTTCACTCTCGCTGTTCTGTGTATGAATTTAATTCAACTAAGCAAGAGCTAGCAGAGCTCGCTGGCCAATTCATGAAGCGGCTGCAAGCAATTCTAACAGCAGAAAAAGTTCAATACCAGAATGCCGACTTGGCAAATCTGATTACAAAGTATGCACCTGACTGGCGAAGAATTATCAACGAAGCTCAGCGGTATAGTATTTCTGGAACACTGACACTTGGCCAGACAACAACGATGAGCTCATACAGCGAGCTTGTTGATGCTCTGAAAGCTAAAAACTTCAAGAAGATGAGAAGCTGGGTTGTCAACCACTCAGATGTTGATACATCTGCAATTTATCGCGGATTGTATAACATAATGCATGATTATGTTGAACCTTCAAGTATACCACAGCTAGTGTTGATTCTTGCGGATTACCAATACAAAGATGCATTTGTTGCTGACCATGAGCTAAATACTGTAGCATGCATGACAGAGATCATGGCCAACGTTCAGTTTAGGTGAGGAATAAATGGTCGCAAGAGCGTATTACGATTCAGACACTGATCGTGTAATTTCTGACGTTCCGTTTGTGTTTAAACAACCACTAACGGTTAGTGGTACGTATACCATGGTCGATAGTGATAGCAACGATACAATTTTTACTATCAACCCAGATGCAGCCACTCAGTGGACAATAAACAGGCCCGCTGGATATGACGGCACTACATTTTGGAAGTTTGAAGGGGGCAAGTCGGCTGGTAACGCTAGTTACCTTGTTGTCAACGGTGCGAACGACGGTGAGATGGGCATCCTGTTCGGCGACGACCAAGACACCGCAGACGGCTGGGTGCGCTACGACAATGACGCCCGTGAAATGCGCTTCGGGGCGGGGAACAACAATCGTATATTCGTGGACACCTTTGGGCGTCTGGGGTTAGGTGCTAGTCCCGATACCGCAAAGATGGTGATTTATGAAGGGGTTACCAGCTTGCCTTGGAGCGTAAACTCCACTACGGAATTCATCGTAGCCCGCGCCGGAACAGTGGGGATGACCCTCTATTCAAGCACAAATAACGACTGCCGCATTAATTTCGCCGATACCAGCGGCGAGTTGAGCGTGGGGTTGATTAACTACGAGCACGACAACAATCGGTTTCGTCACTTTGTTGAGGGCTCCGAGCGCCTTCGCCTGACAACCTCCGGGGCTGATGTCATCGGCGCCCTGACCAAGTCCAGTGGCTCGTTCAGGATCGACCATCCACTTACGCCTGACACACATGACCTCGTCCACAGCTTCGTCGAAGGTCCGCAGGCTGACAACATCTACCGGGGTAGAGTGACGCTGGTGGACGGTCAGGCGACCGTGAACCTCGACCAGGCCGGGCGGATGACCGAGGGAACCTTCGTGGCCCTCAACGGCAACGTGCAGTGCTTCACCAGCAACGAGAGCGGCTGGACGGCCCTGCGCGGGCGCATCGAGGGTAACACCCTAACCATCGAGGCCCAAGATCCGACCTGCACCGATGAGGTGTCTTGGCTGGTCATCGGCGAGCGCCACGATCAGCACATGATTGAAACCAATTGGACTGACGAAAACGGTCGGGTTATTACCGAACCAGAAAAATAGGATAAAACGTTTATTATGAGCCCATTTGATTTTTTCAATGCAATAAACGACAACAAACAAGATTTAATGGAGATTACCGAGAACGAAAAAGATTATGTTCCATTTGTTGTTAATCGCACGTTGTCATATTTTCCCGACACGGTTGCTTTTGCAAACCTAATGAACCAGCACCATCACCTCGACAACAAACTACAATTCCATTTTTTGCTAAATATAGTGCGAAAGCGCAAGCGCTTTTCAAAATGGGAAAAACCTGAAATGAATAGTGATGTCGAAGTGATCAAAGAGTATTATGGCTATAGCAACGAAAAGGCAAGGCAGGCTCTTACACTTCTATCACCTGAACAAATACAACAAATAAAAAACAAGGTGAATAAAGGTGGAACAAAACGAAGTAATTAATTGGACTCCAGCAGACATGCTGGAAGTTGTATTAAATGAACCTGATGATTTTTTAAAAGTAAGAGAAACACTAACACGAATTGGTGTTGCGTCTAGAAAAGATAATAAGCTATATCAATCATGTCATATTCTTCATAAGCAAGGTCGGTATTTTATTGTTCACTTTAAAGAGCTGTTCATGCTTGACGGTAAAAAAGCCAATCTCGAAGAAAATGATATAATGAGACGCAATACAATTGCTACGCTAATGAGTGATTGGGGATTGCTAACAATTCAACCAACCCAGCCTTTAAAATGCGCGCCTCTTCGTCAGATAAAAATTATATCATTCAAAGACAAAGACCAATGGGAATTGTGTCCGAAATATAATATCGGATCAAAATAATAA